CTCTTATTAGCTTGAAAGATGAATGGTAAATGTCCACCCATAGTTTTGTTTATAACCTGCGAAAAGAAATCAGTACCATCTAATAAGGTGTTTTCGTCAGAAGGTGTTCCTTCAGCATATCCTGCCTCTAAATTAGTTGTTGCTGCAACTACAGGCATTAGGTCTGTATCTGAAAGATACGAGAACGATAAGTCCCACACTCTACGACCACTACGATAATTCTGTTTATTGTCTAATTGCCAAGCACCACCACCATTACCCCAATCAGCAGGTTTAGTATAAGTAGCATTGGATAGTGTTGCCCCCCCTTTAGTGGTGAGATTTTTAACTCCATCATAAGAATAGGACAGCTTAAGATTCAGGTCAGGAGAATGTGGCATATCATATTTCCTCCCATATACCATACAAGAGAATCCTCTTGTAACACTTCCTGTAATTACTTGGTCATCTTCAGTTTGAAATCCTGTGTGTATATCTTCAATAAAATCAGGACTAAAATTCTCAGACCACCCTTCATCATCTCCAACCCTCATAGACCAACCATCTTCTGTAACAGGATAGTTTACAGAAGTAGATGTGCCTCCCATTTCAGCTTCGTGCTCTTGGAAATTATCATCATCAGTATTTTGATACCTTTTGCAAATAATTTTATAACCTTTAAGATTATGTCCTAAGCAAAACCAAAAGTTTGCACCCTTGTTTATATTCGCAGCCATATTACTTCTATCTTCATATACTCCACTTGGGGAATCCCCAAATATCTCATAATACTCCCCTGTTGTCATTGTATCGTTATACATTTTATGGGAAGGATTTAATAAATTTATTGGGTCTATATTGTACCCTAAAGCCTTAAAGTAATCTCCCCAACTAACATAAAATCTTGGTGTTCCTACGTTCTGTGCCATTAATATCCTCCTCCACCACCTGAACTACTTGAAGTAGATGTGGTTCGTCTAATTTGTGAAATTTGTTTCTTTGTTATATTGACCCTATCTTTATGAGGATATATATTTACAGAATCTTCAGTATGTACTCCACCTGTCATAGCAGTACCATCAGAGTGGATATGAATTAACTTATTAGCAGGAACAGGAGAGCCATCAGCATATTCATATTGACCTTCAGATTTGGTTCTAATATTGTTATTAACTACAATGCTATGCTTATTAAATCTTTGTTTAGAGCCTATAAGATATGTGCCATCACGAGTTCCCCATAGAGAAGTATCATCTTCCCACTTTTCTCTGTCTAATTCCCAATAATCAACACCTTGTAGTGTAATTCGTTCTCTCTCTAAGGTGTTATTATTTATAGACTTGCAAGATAGGATTCTAAGCTCACCTACATAGTTAAATAGTTCTTGTGGCATATCTTCACCATTAAGCATTACGCCTATAATCTTGTTTTTATTTGCAGACAGGAAAAGATTATCAGGGCTATTTGTAATTCTGATTGTACCCTTGTATCTTAACTCAAAGCCCTGAGAGTTGCCATCAAATAAAACTTCACCATTTCCATAAGTTATCATAATTAGCTCTCATCCATTATAGTGTTTACTAATGTTACTATATCTAATATATTTACAATCCCATCACTATTTATATCCATTATATCTGACATTTCTCCTGTTGGGTCTATTTGCCCTGCTAATATAAAATTAATCATAGTAACAATATCTAATATATTCAGAACCCCATCTTGGTTGGAATCACCTGTGCCTGATACAATATCATCAGGAAAGGGATTGTAAGTTTCTAATTCTACATATACAGAATCTAAACTACTAAGAGAATCCCCATTTTCAAACTGCCAAAAGCCATTGTGAGTAACGACTGTATCATTTGAACCTATTCTTTTATTGTTTAAAATAAATGTATTAGGGTAATCATTATTAGTTCCAAAATAATAATGAGCAACTTCCACGAAAAGTTCATAGCCACCACTAAATACTAATGGTTGCCCTTGTGATGATACAGTTATTTTGTAGTATGGACTTTGAGGGAAAATATTTTCTAAGCTATCAGCTTCAGCTGATAAAGGTATTCCAACTCGAAACATATTCGAATTTTGTGCTATAACATCACCAACGAAACCAAACAACTCACCTTCTTCTGCTTCTTCTTCCTGTACTTCTATTGTTACAGATTGTGATGCGTTAGCTATATTGCCTGAAGAATCTATTGCTTCATAGAATACCTGAAAAGAACCTGCTTCTAAATAGCTTCCTGCCAATTCAGCTTCCCCTGCTATTGTATTGCTATATGTAATATCTACATCCACTTCTCCATCTGTATCATCAACAGCAGTAGCAGTAAATGGAACAAAAGCATCGCCTGCAGTATATGATAGTGATGCACTTCCAAAAGTTATAATCGGGGCAGTTGTATCTTCAGGCTCTATTACCTCATCATCCCAATCACTATTATCAACATTTCCTAATGCGTGTAATTGCATACACTCAACAGATACTGAATCTAAATTCTTTGTAGTAGAAGTTACCATAAATAATGGGTATCTTGTTTGAAAATTAACTGACCTTAATGTAGTGTAGTTTATGCCATAAGCCTTCACGCCTTGAAATAGCTTCTCAAACTTCACCAAATCTCCAATCTCTAAATCAATATATTGTAGTGGTAGTTTAAGATTAAATATTAAATGGTCATTCTTATATTGCTCTAATAAGAAGGATGCTAAGTTATTAGCAGTTTCTCCATTATCAGAACTATGTCTAATATAATCTGATTCAAATTCTAAATGTGCATCAGCAGAATCTTCAATACCATAGTATGAGTCAGCCCCTAAGTCTTCAGAGAAAGCTGTTTTTAAGTATGAATCTTGTGCATATTCTTTATTATAAGATACAGTTACCTTCTTGTAAATCTGTTCAGGCTTAGTCTTTTTAAATGAGTAAGATATAACTTCTGATTCTTTGATTGGAGTAGCACCTGCATAGTCACTATTATCCCCCTCATAGGTATAACTGTCCTTAATTGTATTAAATCCAAAGCTACCATCATTCTTGAATTTAGGGAAACATTTAGTGGATTTAGCTATCTCTTCAATAAGTTTCTTTGATGAGATTTTCTTATTTACAGTAAAGCCAAATTGCCATCCATCGTGAGCAGCCTTTGCTTCTGCATATTCTGCTTCATCAATATTGTCGTGTCCAATCTCACTTCTAACTAAATCATAAATAATATCAATAGGGTTTTGTATAAAATCTACTTCGTGGAGTTGGTCAATATAGTTCATTAATACTGCAGAATCTGTAGTATTAAGATTAGGGTATGCTGTAGCATATTCCTGTATATATTGAGGGGCTTCATTAAATAATGAGCCATATAAAAAGTCAGCCACCTGTTCTGAATTTTCTTGAAAATAATCAACTGACCCAACTTGTAATTGAGGGTGGTCATCGAATGTATTTATCCTGCCTTTTACATTGGCGAAGAAGTTATTGCTCAATATCCTGTCAGGGTATACATATGCTGCAACCTTAATGTCATTAAAATTGCCATATATCGCAGCATCAACATTGTTGCCTAACTGTGCATTTGTTCTCCATCCATACAGAGAAAAAGATATAGAGGCATTGTCTGTGCCAACACTATTAATTTTTAAAACCTCAGTAGCCCCATAGGTTTCAATTTTAATAGGAGCATTGGAATTATCGTCAATATCAAATAAGGATGCCATATTTACTGCAAAGTCATTGGCTTCATCTAAGTTTGTAGTCCCAAGTCCTTCTCCCACCAAATCAAGTTCATCATCTGCTGTATCAACAAGCCATCTTGATGATTCAGGGCTGCTTTGCGATATGGCATCAAAATAATTAATCTTAACGCCATTTATTTCAACGTAGTTCACCTGAAATCTCTCATTGCTTGGCACAGAAGCGTTAATCACTAAAGATGTTATGGCATTTGTCATTCGAAGAGTTTGAAGCCCTGCATCTTCCAAGTCTGAGGGACTCCAAGTAACTTCAGTATTAATAGGTGGAATTGAGCAAATAGTGTCAGAATTTGAATCTACAGCATATTCAGGAAAGTCTTCGGGAAGTAATAAATCTCCTGTAGGATATACTGACCCATTAGTATTTCCTGAGCCTACTGCTAACCCTCTTATAGACCAAGAAGATGCAGGGCTGACATAATAGCAGAGCAGAGTATCAAACAATATAGAGGGAGCAATTCCATCTCCATTACCTGTTTTTACATTTAATAAAACATAATCATCAAAAATTTCATATTGTATATCTTGTTTTTGGGGGTCTTCCCAATTATCACCCTTATCTAAATCATCGAATAAGTCAGAATCATTATAAGATAATCTTTCAAGAATATTAAGATAATGGTCATCAGAATTAACAAACAAAGTGTTTTCTGCGTTTAACTTGCTATATGGCTTACTGTCAAATAAAAGTTTATGCCCACTTGAAGAAAAGCCAATAACAGCAGGGCTTCTATCAACCTCACCATAAACCATTGGGATAGGTTTATTTTTATATTTATCAAGAATATCATCTCCACTACCTAAATACCCTACAACGCCATTTTGGTCAATAGCTTGTGGCAAATCCTTATGTGCTTTTTGCTCTGTTAAATCTTCAAGTTCTACCTTGACCTTCTCATCATCGTGAGATATGCGTCTAATAATGCCTTTAAAAACAAGTGGGCAAAGATTATCCTTGTCAATATCGGCTATATCTTTGCGTGAAGATACCCAAGTAGTGGAAGGAGATTTAAAATAAATAGATACAGGTGTATTAATTAAACTTGTTTCAGAAAGAATATCAGTAAATCTTTTACCTTCATACTCATAATTAGATATATCCAAGCTAACATTAGATATTTTAAATTTGCGAGATTCTACATCTACAGATTCCTTAATAGAGGGTATAT